GCGGCCCCCGTGGTCAACGTCGTACCCGAGGTCACGGCCAACGTGAACTTGCCGGATCGAAAGACCGAGTCGGAAATCTCTCGCAACGAGGCCGGCGACATCACCAAGGTCATCCAGACCGAAACCACCCTGCAGTAAAGGGCACACATGAAGATCGAATGCGACACGACATTCCTCGACGGCACCGAACGCTTCGAGGCCGGCGACATCCGCACCGTGGATGACGCCCGCGGCTACAAGTTCATCGGCCTCGGCTGGGCGCACGCCGCGGGTCAGTCGGCGCCCGCGCCGGCCGTCGAGCAGACCCCGGTGACGCTCGACATCCACAACGTTCTTCAAACCTCACAGGTGACACATGGCTAAGTCAGTCCACGACGACGTTCTCGACGGCGCGCACAACATCGTCAAGAACAACTGCACGCGGCAGGTCGCGTGTTCGGCCGAACCGACTACCTACGCCGAGGGCAACGCGACCTACGCGCTGGCCGACGTGACGATGGCGAGCGGCGACTTCACCAACGCGAACGGCGACACCAGCGGTCGCAAGTGCACGGTCGCCGCGAAGTCCGGTGCGCTCATCGACACCAGCGGCACGGCCACGCACATCGCGCTGCTGGATGTGACGAACAGCAAGTTGCTGCGCGTCACGACATGTACGAGTCAGGCGCTGGTCGCCAACGGCTCGAACACCGTCAACTTCCCCGCCTGGAAGTTCGAGATCGCGGACCCGACGTGATGCGCGCGCTGATCGCTTCCCTTCTGCTGTGCTTCACGCTCGGCGCGCACTCTGCGACGCGCGCCGAACTTGAGGCCAAGGCCGCGGCCGTGCGCGCGCAGATCGTGTCGCTCACGGCCTCTGCCGACGCGCTCATCGCGCAGCGCGTCACGGTCATGGCGGCGGTCAAGGCGTTGGAGGTCGAAGCGGCCGACCTCGACGCGCAGATCGCGGCGCTCACGAACGACGTGCTGCGCTACTGGTACACGTCGGACGACGGCGACGGCCCGAGTCGCGATCGCTGGTCACGACATCTGCGCATCTCATGGACGGTTCCGGGCGGCGACTACGTCGACGCCAAGGGCACGCCGCAAGGCACCGTGCCGTTCGCTCAGGTGACGCACAGCGCGCTCGGCCCGCTGTCGATTCCGATCGCGGACGTGCGGGCGATGCGCAAGGGCATCTTGCTGCGCATCAGCGGCAAGAACTACCCCTACCTGACGTTCGCCGGCCGGCTGTCGGCCACGCCGCCGACGCTGACCGTGAAGTTCGCGGACGGCACCGAGCGCACACTGCCAGTGCTGTCGCTGGCGGGGTGGAACACGAGCACCTACAACGGCCTGGACACGCGGCAGTCGGCCCGGCTGAGCGCCGGCACCGGTAGCGTCCTGGCGTTGTTCGACATCCCCGCCAACGCGGTCAGCGGCGTGTTGAACCTGGCCGTCACGGCCAAAAACTACACGAGCACCGTGTCGGTGTTCGCGCTGAATCCGCCGGGCGTGTTCTACCCGCACGAGCACCCCCCTGTGAGCGGCATTGCCGACGAGGTGGCCGACGAGAACGCGCTGAAGGGCCACCCCGACGTGATCCGTGCGGGCGACTTCGATTTGCGCAAGAACAGTCGGGCCGGTGGTACGTTTGACGGCATTCAGCAAGCCCCATCCGCGCCGCAGGAGTATCTGCCCGACCCGCTGGACCCCACACGGATCATCTACCGCAGCGGCTTCAAACAGCGCGACGGCACAGCGAAGGCGGATCAGGAATGGCGCGGCAGTCTGACCGCGACTATCGGCACGATGCCGGCCGACCTGACCGATCCGATGCGGCCGGTCAAAGGGCCGCCGACGAAAGAGCTGTTCGCCCGCGCGTGCTTCAAGTTGGAGGACGACTGGACCTCGCGGCTCGACGCCAACAAGATGGCGATGGGCTGGGATCTGCGCCTTGGCTACTGGGAGAAGGGCGGCTACTGGCAACAGACGCACGGCAACGGCGGCACGCCGGGCACCGGCAAGAAAGTCATTCGCACCGCGAGCCCTGGTGCGGGTCAGTGGCAGTACGAGGGCCACTCGATCCGCACTGAGGCCGGCAAAGGCCCAACCGACCCTGCACACCCGCACGACGCCCTGAGGCCGATCGAGTCGTACACCTACAACCTCGACCAAACCGGGTTCAACGGCAACGTGCTGCGCTGGGGCAACGCTGTGATCGAGCGCGGCCGATGGCACTGCATTGAGCAGCAGATCAAGACCAACAGCATCGTTGGCCCCTTCGATGCAACGGGCAATGGCCAGGCCGTCCCTGACGGCGTGCTGCGCACGTGGGTCGACGGCGTCTACGTCGGCGAGTACACGACGCTGCGCTGGTGGCGCCACCCCGAGGGCGGCATCGAAGGCCCCTGGATCAACTGGTACTACGGCGGCAAGAAGGCCAGCGAGGTGCCCATGCACTACCAGATGGCTGACATGGTGCTCGCCACCCGCTACATCGGCCTGCCGCGCAACTTCCACTTGCGCAACGCCGCGAATGACGCGGCCTACCTGCGCACCGGCTCGAAGTAACCCACCCCCACCGAAAGGCGAACGATGAAGAACTCTCGATACCTGCTCGGCTCGATCCTGCTGTGGATCATCTTCCCGCTGGCGATGCTGTCGCTGGCGCCCCAGGCGCACGCCGCCGGCCCCTACGTGTTCTGCGAGGTCACGTCACCGGCCGCGGACGCTTGCGTCGTCACCGGGCACCCGACGCTGAACGGCGAGTACCCGATCTCGAACGCAGTGCACCAGGGGCGTCGCGGGGCTCTGATCGATGCGGCCGGCGTCCCCTCGGGGCTGAACGGCCTCTCCGTCGCGGCCAAGTCGAACCTTTGGGGGGTGCTCGGCGTAGCGGTCCCTTTTTCGTTCTCGCGTCCGACCTCGGCGGACCTGACGCCAGCCGTCATCGAGCTTATTCGGCAACCACTGTGATCGTCGGACTGTGAATGTGGCGCCTCGTATGTCTGCTGTTGCTCGCGCTGGTCTCGCCAGCGTGGGCGGCCCCGTTTGCGACATCGTGCCTGCCCGCCGATGCGCAGATCACGGCCTGCGACTTCGAGGACACCACGCTCGGGGAGACCGCCCGCGTTCCGGTCGAAATCGACCTCGTGCGCGGGTGCTCCGAGTCGGGCTATCGCGTCTGCAAGTTCAACATCCAGCACTGGGCGCCTGGCAGCGAGCATCAGTGCCGGATGCGGTCGGTCCATGCAGCCACCGGCAGCACGAGTGGGTGGCTCGCCGCGACGTTGTCGCGGCCGGCGACCGCCCTGGCCGTTCTGCAGATCATCGCCGCGCAGCCACCGCCACCGCCACCGCCACCACCGCCCGCTATGGCTACCGTACTTGACGACTTCAACCGATCGAACGGTGCGCTCGGGGCCAACTACACGGCGTCTCATGGCGCCGGGCTGGCGATCGCCTCGAACGCAGTCGTCGGGACAGGCGGTGAGTCGCGCGGGAGCATGCGCACGGCTGAAGCGTTCGACGCCGATCAGTCGGTGCAGGTCACGCTCACCACCAACACTGCCAGCAAGGCGCTCTCGCTGTTCGTCCGGGGTAGCGGGGCCGACGGCACATTCGACGGCTACTACGCCTCGGTCTACTTCGGGTCGTCGTGGAATATCGTTCGGTCTGACAACGGCTCTGAGGTCGCAACAATCGCCAGCGGCAACGTTGGCGTTGACTTCGCTATCGGCGATGTCATCAAACTGGACATCACCGGCAGCACGTTGACGCTGACGCGCAACGGCACCACCCTCGGGTCCGGCAACGACAGCACCATCACGTCCGGCAAACCGGGGTTTGAAACCTACGGTGCGCTTGGCTTCGACAACGCCGTCTTCACGGGCGCCCCTGGCGGTGCGGTGTCCCTGGTCGTTCAGGACTCTACCCACGCCCACGCGTCGGCCAACGTTGGCCTGACCACCGACGCCACGCTGGCAGTTGCCAACGCCGCGCATGCGCACGCCTCGGCCAACGTCGGGCTGAGCACCGAAGTCGGTCTCACGATCGCCAACGCGGCGCATGCGCATACGTCCGACAGCCCGAGCCCGAGCACGCAGGTCGTGCTGGCGCCGGCCGATGCGAACCACGCCCACGCATCCGAGAATGTCGGCCTGAGCACCGAGGTTGGCCTGACGATCGCGAACGCTGCGCATGCGCACGCCGCGGACACCGTCGGCCTGAGCACCGACGTGTTGCTGGCGCCGGCCGACGCGACACACGGCCACTCGTCCGAAAACGCCGTGCTTGGCGCGACTGGCGAGACCACCCTTACGCCGGCCGACGTGATGCACGGCCACTCGTCCGAGAACGTCGGCCTGACCTATGAACTGGCACTCGACATCGCCCACGCGAACCACGCGCACACGGTAGACGGCGTCAGTCTGAGCACAGAGGTGCTGCTTGCGATCGACGCGGCCGTGCACGCGCACCTGGCCGACAACGTCGGGCTGTCGACGGTGCCGGTGCTGCAGATCGCCGACGGCCTACACGCGCACACGTCCGACGGCGTCGACCTGACGCTCGATGCGTGGCTGGTTGTGGCCGACGCGCTGCACGGCCACACGGTCGACAACGTCGTCTTGCTGGTTCCTGGCGGCGAGAACTGGCCGCACCCGGCGACCGTCCTGGCGGGCATCGCCTACGGCCCCACGGGCACTGAGTACGTCGGCACGATGCAGATGCTCACGGCCGCGCAGGTCTGGGCTCACCTCATCGAAGGAGGCATGTCGGCCGAGCAGATGCAGCGCGTGCAGTTCGCCGCCATCGCCGGCAAGAGCACAGGCGTGGGCACCGACACCGAGACCTACATGGGCGTCGATGGCGAGACGCAGCGCCTGGTCGTGACGTTCGACTCGTTCGGGAACCGCGAGACGGTCGCGGTCGATGGGTCGTGAGCCTCTACCGCGGCAAGCGGCTGTTTGCCGGCCGCTTGTTCGCCGGCCGCCTGTGGGGCCCGACGGGCAGCGTTGAACCGCCGGCGTCGGTGTGGCCGGGGGCCGGGCCCGTTCGGCGTAAGCCCGTGGTGCGGAAGCGCCGTCGCGATACCGACGACGACGTGCTGCTGTTCCTGCTGCGTTAAAACGAAATACTTCGGTTAGGTAATTTCCAAAGTGCTTCCCACAATCCGGGCAGCATGAAAAATTGGTACTCGATCAAAGCCGTGTCCGATGCCGTCGCCGAATTGTCGGTGTTCGACGAGATCGGTTTCTGGGGCGTTCAGGCCAAAGATTTCGCTCGCGATGTCAAGGCGATCACCGCTCCGACGATCAAGCTGTTCATCAACTCGCCCGGCGGCAACGTGTTCGACGCGATCACGATGTTCAACGCGCTGAAGAACACCGGCAAGACGATCGAGGTCCACGTGCTCGGCATCGCCGCCAGCGCCGCGAGCTACCTCGCGATGGTGGGCGGCAAGGTCGTCATGCCCGAGAACACGTTCATGTTCCTGCACAACCCGATCAGCGGGGTCTACGGCAACGCCGAGGACATGCGCGAACAGGCCGATGTGCTCGACAAGATCGGCGCGTCGCTGACCGCCACCTACGCCAAGCGTTTCAAGGGTGACGAGAAAGCGCTGGCCGACATCCTGGCCGCCGAGACCTACCTGAGCGCTGCCGAGTGCTTGACGCACGGCCTGTGCGACGAGGTGACGCCTGCGATCGAGGCCACGGCCAAGTACGACGCCGATCACGTGCCCGAGGCGGTGCGTGCGATCGCGTTCAAGGCCAAGGCCCCGGCGCCTGCGCCGACGAAAACCGTCACCGACCACATCAAAGCCGCGCTCGCCGCGCAGCCCGACCTCGCCGAGTTCGAGGCGACGTTCGCCGCGGACGTGTCGCTGGTCGACGAGGCCACCGTGGGCGCCGCGCTCGCTGCCGCCGTCGAGATCCGCGCGTTCTGCGCGATGACTGGCATGGCCGACAAGGCGCCCGAGTTCATTCGCGCCCGCACGCCGGTTGCCGACGCCCGCAAGGCGCTGAACGCAGCGCTGGTGGGCGCTGCCGACGACACCGCGATCGACACCGCGCCGAAGGCCGGGGCCGCGACCGCACCGGCCGCGAAAGCGCCCGTCACGACCGCATCCATCTGGGCGAAAGCCCGCAATCGCCAGGAGCAGTAAATGCCCACGTTGACCGAAGGCCGTCACACCGCCGAATTCCTGCGCTCGGAAGCCAACGGCTACCTGTCGCGCGAAAAGATCAAGATCGACTCCACCGCCGCGGCCCTGGCCGCCGGCACGGTGCTTGGCAAGGTCACTGCGACGGGCGATTACGTCGCCTACAACGAGGCCGGCACCGACGACGGCCGCCGTGTGGCCGCCGGCATCCTGTACGCCGCCGCCCCCGACGCTGCGGCCGACCAGTGGGCCGTCGCCATCGTGCGTGACGCCGAGGTCTCGCGCTGGGCGCTGACCGGCCTGGACGCCAACGGCGAGGCCGATCTGCTTGCCCTCGGCATCCGCGTTCGCGACTGATACCGGACTCTCACAACATCTCGCTGCAGGAGCAAACATGCCCGCCTTGGACATCTTCAACAACGACGCTTTCTCGGTCACGAACCTGACCCAAGCGATCAACGACCAGCCGCACCAGCCGACCAAGCTGGGCGACATGGGGCTGTTCGAGGAGTCGGGCATCAGCACTACCTCGCTGATGGTCGAGCGCAAGGGCAACACCCTGCAGCTGGTGCAGACCTCGCCCCGTGGTTCGATCGGCGCCGGCAAGGCCGACGACAAGCGCAAGGTCATCTCGATCAGCACGGTGCACATCCAGCGCAACGACAGCATCATCGCCGACAAGGTGCAGAACCTGCGTGCGTTCGGTAGCGAGGACACCTTGGCCCCGGTGCAGACGGTCGTGAACGACAAGCTCGGCGAACTGCGTCGCGACATGGACCTGACGTTGGAGTGGCACCGCATGGGCGCCCTGAAGGGCCTGCTGCTGGACGCCGACGGTTCGACGCTGATGGACATGTTCACCACGTTCGATCTGACGCAGCAGACGCACGACATCGTCCTCGACAGCGACACTACCAAGGTGCAGGTCAAGGTCATGGAAGCCAAGCGCAAGTCCGAGACGGCGCTGGGCGGCAAGTCGGTGCAGGGCTGGAAGGTGCTGTGTTCCAGCGAGTTCTTCGACGCCCTGGTCGGCCACCCCGCGATTGCGAGCGCCTTCGCTCGCTGGCAAGACGGCGCGTTCCTGCGCGACGATCCGCGCAAGTCGGGCTTTCCCTTCGCACAGGTGCTTTGGGAGGAATACGTCGGCGCCGTGGGCGCCACCCGGTTCATCGCCGCGAACAAGGCGTATCTGGTCCCGATGGGCGTGCCGGGCATGTTCAAGGCGCACTACGCACCGGCCGACTACATCGAGACGGTCAACACCCTCGGTGTGCCGTACTACGCCAAGCAGGAACTGATGCGCATGGGCAAGGGTGTCGAGGTCGAGGCTCAGACCAACCCGATCTTCTTCAACACCCAACCGAACGCGGTCATCGAACTGTCGATCTGACGATGGCGCTGGGCTATATCGCCCGCGCGCTCTCCAAGGGGCTCGCCAAACTCGGCGAGCCCTCTTTGCTCGAGGGCGTGTCGTGCGGCAACGTCAACCTGCAACGCGACGTGATCGAGTACGCGGGCATCGGCGACACCGCGCACGACAACCCCGTGGTGCGCCAGGACGTGGTCGCCATCCTCGTCGAGTTCAACCCGAAGGTCGGCCAGGTGCTGGTGCACCCTGACGGCACGTTCAAGCTCGACCGGCTCGTGCGCGACAACCGCTACACGCGCCAGTTCATCGTCGTGCCCTACGTCGAGCCGGAACCCGAGCCCGAACCATGAAACTGATCGTCGACGCCAAGAAAGCGATGCCGTCGCTGGCCGATCGGCTCGGCCGCATTTCGGGCAGCGTGATTGGCCTGGCAGCGCGCGACAGCGTCAACGAGGTCATCACGCGGTTCGAGCGCGAGGCCACCGCAGGCATGACGGCCGACATCGGCTTGGAACCCGTCTACGTGCGCGGCAAGACGGACCTGCGCCTGGCCGAGTCGACGGTGAACCCGAAGGCCGAGATGGTCACGCGGGGCGACCTGACGATTCTCGGCCGCTTCCCCACGCAGCAGCTGACGCAGTCGGCGCCGCGAGCGAAGGGCGACCCGAAGCGCGGTATCGCACCAGGGCGCAAGCAGGCCGGCGTGCGGGTCGCTATCCGGCGCTCAGCGCCCGTCTCGGTCGACAAGTGGTTCACGATGCGCCTGCGCGCCGGCAACGGCCCCGGCGAGAACACAGGCGTGTTCGTGCGTACCACCGGCCGCGACAAGCCGAAACACATCTACGGCCCCGCGCCGTACTCCCTGTTCCGCCACCAGCGCGACCTGCGCGCGCCCGATGTCGAGACCGACCTGGCCGACACCACGATGCGCACGATCGTCGACCGCGTCGAGAAAGCCCTGGCATGAGCACGTCGCTTCACACCGCCGAAGAAGTCGGCCTCGAACTGAGCGCGCGCCTGGCGACGTGCACCGTGGCGCTGGGCGCCGAGACGGATCTGGGCGTCAAGGTCCACCGCGGCCGGCGCCGCGTCGACGACGACATGATCCCATGCTCTGTGGTCATCGAAGGTGACGACAAGCCCGAGGACAACGTCGCGACCAAGCACAAGCTCGACCAGCGCTACGTGCTATTCGGCTACGTGAAGTGCAGCGCTGACAACCCGAACGACGCTGCGCACGCTGCGATCCGCGACATGAAGCGCGCGCTGTTCAACACCAACGGGAAGCCCGACACGAAGCTCGGCGGGAAAGTCAAAGAACTTGCCTACCTCGGGCGCGACATCGGCCCCCGCGCAGACGGCGCAGCGTTCGTTTTGGTCGCCATCGAAGTTGGGGTTTCCTACGTCGAAGACTTGGCGAACCCGTAGCGTTAAAACGAAATACTTCGGT